CGATGCCAGCCACTGTTCAGCGTTGAATGACATATCGTCGAGTGATGTCTGCGTTGCAGCTGGGTTTGCGTAAATCTCTCCCATGTAGGCAGCCAGCTGGCCGAGTGTCGGCGTGTTAGTTTCTGGACGTGCAGCAGCCTCACCGACCCAGCCAGAACCCGCGCCACCCAGGTTGACTAACTTTTTGTAGTCAGGGGTAGATACAGTAATTTGAGCACTGACATCACGCATAACATTGATGCCGCGCTCGATCTCAAGAATCATTGAGTCAACTTCTTCAGGAACTGCGAATCCGCCATCAGGATCTGCAGTCGTTTGAAGTGCGCGCTGTTGCAGCTCGGCCAAGCCTGCTTCATTGCCTCGACGCAAGAACGAGTTATAGGCACGCGCATGTTCGATCTGGTCTGCGGTGCGCTCTCCGCTGCCTGGATTCACGTTAATCGACTTTTTCGCAAGCTCATCGATTTCAGACCTTCTTTTTCAAGAGCCTCAACTTTTTCGTTCTGCTTTTCAAGTGCTTCATTTGCGCGACCAAGCTGTTCAATCGCTTCTTGTAACTGCTTATCCATTTGGATTACCTATATATTGTGAGAGAGTTTGAGTGCCTTTTCACAGGCGAATAGCAACCTCACACCCCGTCACGGCGCGTGATATTTTCATGTAAATACTAATTTTCGCCCCGTCGCGGGGCGTGTTTAGGTGTTGATTAACACCGTTTGATTGGCTAGCCTTGAAAGCTCTGCCAATTGCTCAGTTCTGGCCGCTTGTGTTTCCACCTGCTGGCCTTTGAGTTCGTTATACCCACCGGATACCAAACGCTTAGCCTCGCGCTCGGACATACCCAATGTCTTACGTAGTGTTTTCTCGATCAACGAAGGGGCAGGAACTTCGCCTCTAGCGAACGTCGCTCGTACATCGTTGATCTGAGCTTCAGGGTTCGATGGGAACGTGACAAGACTGTTTTCCCATAGATTCAATTCTCGAATTAGAAATGCGTCGTGATCAGATGAATACTCATAGCTGTCACCGTCGTACAGCGTAAAGCCGATCGATATACCTTCAAGCTGGCCTTTCTTCATTAATGCATGGGCACGCGCAGCCTCGGGTATCGCAGCCTCCACGCGATGCTCTTTGAGCGTGCGAGTAAAGCATCCTTTGGTCATGATTGTGCCGTAGGAATCCTCAACATCGAACACCGATGCGTAGCCTGCGAACTCACCCTCTGCCGATATTTCGCGAATCTCTAACGGAGCCTGCCGTCTCTCAAGAACTCCGGCCTCACGTTTCTTCATTACTGTTCACCTTCACCTTCAGGGCCGTCGCTTGATGCGTTACCCATGTTCAACGGCTGTAATAATTCATCGCCGCCCTCGATTTGATCCATGTCTTCAAGCGATCGTGCTTCGTTCGGCGTCATGTAAGGACCGCCCACGGCTTTTCCATAAACTTCTGAGCGCGTCTTACTATCGCCTCGAAGCAATGCCTGCACGCTAAATTTTGGGTACACGTCTTGGTCTTCTGGGTCCATCAACTGTTTGTGCACAGCGCCTTCCCAGAGGCGAATCCACGGCATCAATGTGTGATCTACAAATTCTCTGCCTTGGTGCTCGATGTTGCTGAACGTGGCGTCTGCCAGCAGCTGAATCATGTGCGGCTGAATTCGAAATATCCGGCAGATTTTCACTTCTTGCTGCCTGGCTATTTCTGACAACTGAGACTCGCGAGCGGCATAATCCATTGACACCCATTCAAGCCCTTGCTCCATGAGCGGCGTCTGATCCGATTGCACCATCTCTTGGATCTGGTTTTTTAGTCGATCGTATGCCTCATCACTTAGCGCGCCGCCATCAGGCAGCCTAAAGCCACCGCGAGCCTTTGCGCCACCTTCGAAAAATGATGATGTAAATTTCTGAACCACCATGAGCGTGGCGATAGACTCTTTGCACCACGCCACTGGACTCTCACTCTCATGCGCTTCAACGGATATCGGCCCACGTAAATGGAATATCTCATCCGATGAATAAACTTGCGTGCCGCCCGTGGATGTACTGATCGTGTACTCGGTGCTCCAATCTTCTCGAACTTTAACCTGTACTTTCTCAGGATGAATCGGCGTCAACTTCAACGGACGGCCACCAATGCTGGTTATGTGTGCATACGCATTGCCACGGCTGGCACAATGCCACGTCATCATGCGCATAAATTCAATGGGTGATTGGACATCATTTGGCGCTTGAGACAACAGCTTGTATATCTGATGCTCTCGATCACGTACCCGTGTATCACCATCTCGCCTGTAAACAGAGAACGGCAGCATGCTCATCGATTGTGCAATGACGTTCACGCATCCAAGCACTTCAGGAACTCGCAATGCCTTAGCAGGGGTGACGTTAACCCGCCCTGCTGCCATTGAGATATAGTTTCTCAATGAATCGCTTGGTTGAATCGGTGTCGGGCCTTGCTGACGGACACCCATTTGACGAATACGGATTGGAAACGACATCAGAGGGTTCTAAGCCCGCGTTCCTGATAAACGTTTATTTCGTCATCAATGTCTCGATAAATCAACCGGCCGATTCCCATAATGGCAGCAACAATCCCGTCAATCTTGTTTTCGTCGCGCTCTTTTCTTGGAAAAACATTCTGATTCGCATCCTTTTTAGCTACGGTATTGCTGGCCATCCAGCTTAAAGCGTCGTTTCCGTCAAAGTGAAATCGATTCGAATTGATGGCGGCGTCCAGTTCTTTCATGGGTTCAGACATTTGCGCCACGGTGTTCCGAAACTCCACTGTCTGCGCGCCACCTGCACTCAGTTCTTGTGCAAGCTGTGTTGCACGCCATGGATCAAATGGCACCTCGACCACATCAAAGCGCTCCATATCTTCTTCTACGTCGTCACGGATCACACCGAAATCAATCTCGTCGCCATCAGTCGCAGTCAATATTCCCGATGTCATCCACGGTTGATAACGACCAGTCTTGTCTTGATGTATCCGCTCTTCGGGTAAATAGAATCTTGGGAAAGCGTAGTAATGACGCTTTCCGTCCACGTCTTCCCAAAACACTTTCATTGCTGCCGTGATGTCTGACTTAGACGCCAAATCAATCGCGATAACACACTCGCGCCCCTCGTAATCGTCAAGCGTCATGCTCGGGTCAGCGCATTTTTGCCAACGATCCATATTGAACGCGCCCTGCTTTGCCGACACCCACTGGTTCAGATGCTTGGTTCTAAACAAGTTTTGACGAATTGGCGAATTAACCGCATCGCGTTGACGGCTTTCTAGGTAGTCTCGCGAGACTGAAACACCGATTCCTGGGTTTGCCTTTTCCAAAACCGCAGGATCTGCCCAATCATCATCAACGTCTGCGTGATAAATCAAGCCAAATTGCTCATCGTTGTCAAGCGTGCCTTCTAGGACTCGCTCAACTTCTCGCTGATGCTCAAAACACGGCCCGCCATGCATCGCTCCAGCAGTTGTAATGATGAACATCAGCGGATTGTCACGCGCCCCCATCCCCGACACAAGCGTGTCGTATTGCGTAGGGGTCTTGTGCTCGTGATACTCGTCAACAATTCCTAAACTTGGCGAAGACCCATCACCTGGGTCGCCAATGATCGGCTCAAACTTCGAACCGTCTTGGGCGATAACCAGTGATCTCGCTAGCGGCTCAATACTGAGATTTTCTTCAAGCTCTGGCGTTTTCTTAACCATCATTCGTGCGGGCTTAAATACTTCCCATGCCTGTTTCTCGCTGGTAGCGCCGCAGTAAACCTCGGCGCCGGTCTCGCCATCAAAGCCCAGCATATACAGTCCAACTGCTGCCGCTAGGATCGACTTGCCTTGCTTTCTAGGCACCGCTACATAAGCGTGCCGGAATCTACGCGTGCCATCTTCACGCAACCAGCCGAACAATACGCAGAACATAAACTGCTGCCACGGCTGCAGAACGATTCGTTCCTTTTTCGCAGCCCATTTTCCTTTTGTATGTGGCAACAATTCAATGATTGCACACACTCGGTTCGCTTCGTCAGCGTCGAAATGGTAGCGCCAGTCTTCCCGCGTTAAATCCTTAAGATGTCGCTGGCACGCAAGACGTGTAAAGCGCCCACCTTGTATCCGACCATCTACAACATCACGCGCGTAGGCGTGAGCGTTATCAGCCGCGCTTTGGTTTTTGTAGGTCATCGAAAGGGTTGGTGTCTTTGTCAGTTTTGCCAACGTTTAGTCGTGAGCGTGATACCGGGTCAAGCCCTAACATCGCTGAGTATTTTGCGATCGTGTCAGTCGCTTCCTTTCGTGCGGTGAGCGCTGGGTTCTTCGAATAGCCGCCCGATGAATTCATGATCATCACCGAGCCTGATTGGCGGTACTCCGTCGTTGCGTCGTGGAACTGTTGCACCGCTTCGCAATAAACCGCTAACGCCTGCAGATCGGTTTCGCGTAACACCCTGCAGCGCGCAAGCTCCGGCGCTACACGTTCCCACTCAGTACGACCTTCGCCGTCAAGGTGGGTAGGGGCAACCGGTGTCTCGTCTAGCTGCGTGAATTGCGGCATGTTCTCGGGCGCAATGTCACGCGATTTCTCAAACGTGCCTTGCAAGACCTTTAGGTCTGTTGGTTTCTTAGCTCTTCCCATCTTCAAATATCATATTTGGGCAAAACATCCCAATTGCGTGTGTAAAAAAATGAC